ATTTTCAGTAAATCTAATTCAGCCCGCGCCTTTGCGCCCTTGTCGCGCATTTCTGCGAGCAGTTTTTCCGGCAGCAGCGGGATTGCTGCTGCACACAGTTTCATGCCAGTGGGAGCCGCTCCGGAAGCCGGGGCGGAAATTTCGTTCACCAGCCCAAGCTCCACAGCTTCGTTAGCCGTGAGCCAAGTTTCCTTAGCCATAAGTCCCAGCATTTCCTCCATGCTGCGCCCCGTCTTTTCGGCGTACGCGCCTGCTATGGATCTGTCCGCCACTTTCAGCACGTTCGCCGCGTGGGACATATCCCGGTTGTCGCCCTCTGCCGCCATTGATACATTGTGTATCATCAGCATTCCGGCAGGAGATATATCCGAGTGCCCCGCGCACGCAATTACGCTTGCGGCTGAGCACGCCTGCCCGGTGATGTGGATATGCACATCGGAGTACGCGCGCAAAGCCGTGTAGATGTCCGTGCCTGCGCTGATGTCGCCGCCCGGCGAATTGATATATACATCAATTCGTTCATGCTTCCACTGTGCGTCCCTGACTGCCTTTATCACCGGGGCAGGAGTGGTATTTTCCACCCCGAAAAAATCGTATACCCAGCCGTCACCGTTGGATACGATAACGCCCTTGATATCAATATCAGCCATGTTGCCTTATTCCTCCTCTCCCGCCGTAGTCGCTGTTTCCACAACCGTTGCCGTATCTTTTCTCAGCAGCGGAGTATCGCCGCCCGGCAGCGGCGCCTTATTCATTGCGGCGCGCCACTCATTCGGCGTCATCGCTCCTCTATCCACCATCGCGGATAGATTGAGCTTTGTGCTCATGCTGGCGTACTGCAAATTGGAAGCCTCAAAGATGATTTTGTTCCCATACCCGCGCTCCCTGCGCGTGAACAGCTTCCGCGTCATTTCTGAGCCTAAATCAATCAGGATAGGTTCAACGGTAGATTCGTAGAAAGCGTTCCACTCGTCCTCGTTGTAGGCGCTCTGAATGATTTTCGCATTGGTGCCGAAATGATTGTAAAATCGCTGTGTAGTGCGGTCTATGAGCTGCGCGTTCGGCACATAGTCGTCCGTTTTTATCTGCGTGGCGTCCGCTTTGCTGTCTACGGCCGCAACTCCGGAGCTTGCGAGGGTACTGAGGTAGTTCTCCGCAAATTCCTGAGCCTTTTTGCGCAGATCCTCATCACGCACGGTGGTGTTGTATTTCAGCAGCCACCGAATAGCGGAAGAATTGTTCACCGCCGTAACGATAGACTTGTCCACCGTTCCGATAACGGTGAGCAGCGGCTGCAATACCTCCACCGGTGAGGTGCCGAACAGATCGTTGTCCCCGAAATCTCGGCGCAGATGAATGATATCCGAGTAGTAGAACGGGTACACCTTTCCGTTTTTCATGGAGAAAGTGAGGATAAGGTCGCCGCCCGTGTTGAAACTTGCCTCCACATTGTACGCGTCTATCGGGTATATCCCGCAGGGGAATCCCGCAGAATCCCGAATTATTGCCGCGAATGCGTTGCCGGAAAGCTCCCGCTGCCTCGCCATTTTTTCGAGAAACTGCTGGCAGCTCATGTATGGATTAGGTTCCTCCAGCAGGAAACGCATATAAGGCTCAGGATTCGTCTGTACGGCGCTTCCACTGTCACGGATATGTTTGGGTACTGCCTTGCCCACAGCCACCGCTGTGGGGCGTATACAGCTCCTTACGGTATCGCTGGAAAATATCTGCCCGTCCCAGATGTACACGCCGTTTCCGCGCTCCGTCACAAGCTGAAAGCGCGTCTGCTCGTGCTCTTTTCTGTTGAATAGTCTGTTGAATATGTTCATATCATCGCCTGATACTCCTCCATTTTGTCCGTAAGCACTACATAAGCGTCAAGAAGCGCCGCTGTGCCGTCGATACGGCGTGTGCTCCTTGTAGTTTTTATCGGCTGTATATTGCCGTTCCTGTCCTCGTCCACGGCAGTATTCGCAAGGCACCACCGGTCTATCGGATTGTTGTTGTAGTTTATCCGCTTGGCCTTTAAGTCAGCCCCGAGGGATTTCATCGGCGCAGAAAGTGTTTTCTTGCCCTGGATTACAGGCACCATGCACGCGGGTCCGAATTCCTGCTTCATTTCATTTACCCAGTATGTCGCACTCCATGAATCGTAGCCGATATACATCGGGTAGATATCGAATTTGTCCCGCAGTTCCCGGAACCAGTCCGTGACTGCGTGATAATCCATTTTGTTGCCCGGACAGGTGCGGCACCAGCCTTTCTCGATCCAGATATCATAGCGGATCTTATCCTCTTTTACCTTGTGCTCCACTAAATCCTCCGGAATCCAGTACATCGCAATGGAAAAGATTCGCGGGTCTTCCGGCAGCATGAAAAGCGCTTTCGCCGCAGTGAGGTCGTTGGTGGAGGAAAGGTCGGCGCCGCCGATAAAGTACCGCGGCTTGAGCTCCGCAATGTCGTAAGTCGCCTCGTTCACCAGCTCGTCAAAGTTGAGCCATGCCTGCGAGGTGGTTGACGGAATATTGAATTCCTTGCACAGCAGATTCCGCAGCAGGGAGCTGTTCTGCTTCGCCTTTTCCACCTTTTCAGAGAGAGTGCGCAGATTCTTGATAGTCCCAAGCCCCGGATTGGCTTTTCTCCAGCAATTAGGGTCGTCCCATTCCTCACGCTTGTCGAGCTCGTAAATGAAGAATATCGAGCGGTCGTCCCGGTATGCGTCATCGCCGCCGGAATAGCCGTCGATTGTTCGCCGTCCCTCGTCGTAAATCTCATCGTAGATATCCTCGCGGACAACTCCTGCGGTGGACGTGATGAATATGAGCGGCTGTTCCCGGGCGGTTATACCGTCCGCCATGATGTCGTAGAGCGCACGCCCGTTCTGCCACTGGTGTATCTCGTCCATGAGCACGCAGTGGACGTTCAGGCCGTCCAGCGTGTCCTGATCGGAAGCCAGCGGCTTGAAAGTACCATCGTTGAAATCCGTCTCAATGGAGCCCGTGAGCACCCGGGAACGTTTCAGCAGCGGCGGCGACTTCTTCACCATACGCTTTGCTTCCAGCCAGATGATTTTAGCCTGATCGCGCTTTGTCGCTACCGCGTAGATCTCCGGACCCGGTTCTCCGTCCGCCTGCTGCATATAATTTCCGACAACGGAAGCCAGCAGTGACTTACCGTTTTTCTTGCCTACAATGAGTACCGCCCGCTGATACCGCCGTATTCCCTTATCGTTCACGAAGCCGAAAACGGCGGCGAGCATAGCTTTTTCCCACAGCTCCAGCTCCACGAGTTGACCGCCGAGCTTGCCCTTGGAATGCCGGCAGAAGTTCTCCGCAAATTCGAGGATATGATTGCCGCGCTTCGGTGAGTAGTGCCATTCTCCCGGTTCCCGGATATCCCGGGCGAGCTTTTCGTAGGTGACGCGTATTTTCCGGCTGACGGCAATTTCGCCGCGCTGGATCTGCTCCCAGTATTCCAGAATCGGATTATAGCTATCCGGGTACCTTTTCATGCGCGCACCTCCTCCCAGTTCCGCTAAGGCAGGCGCGCATCTCTGCTAAGCGCGATTATTTCAGTGCGGCTCCGGTTCATGGGCAGAAGATGCCTGCAAGCCCAGCAGCGTTTCCGGCAGCACTTCGGTGTAATTCCGCAGGAATGTTTTTCGCAGAAGTAAGCCGGCTTTTTCGCCGTAGTTTTACCGAATAGCAACAGATATTTCATAGCGCCCCCTATATTCATATCTGCAAACCCTCCGTAAGAGTGAACTGCCCCTGCGTCTCCTCAATACGTTTCCGGGCTATCTCAAAGTAGCCGGGGTCCTTTTCAATGCCGATGAAATCGCGCCCGGTATTGAGCGCCGCTACTCCGGTGGTACCGGAGCCCATGAAGCAGTCGAGCACCGTCCCGCCCGGCGGGCATGATACCCGGATAAGCCTTTCGGTGATATCAAGCGGCTTCTGGCAGGTGTGCAGCCTGTTAGTCGAGGGCAGCGGCGGACGGTGCCAGATGTTGCAGTGCATATCATCGCAGCGGTGGTAATTCCGTAAGCTCTCGTAGCCCTGCCGTAAGCTCTCGTAGCCCTTGCCAAAGCCGAGCGGTTCGTATACGCTCTCCCACACTTTCTGCGTAGGTATCTCAAACTGATTATTCTGAAAATAATGCCGCAGCATATGCGGTTTCTTTCCGGTCGCCTGCTCGTAATACGCGCCGATTTTCTTGTTATCCAGCCCGAGCCGTTCGCACTCTCGCTGGTACCACTCTTTCAGCGGTTTGAAGCAAGCCGGATTACTGTAAACTCTGTCGAGCCCCGTGTGCGCCCATGCCTTGTCTGCGTCCGCCGGAGCGTTGAAGAAGTGCAGGCAGTATTCGCAGGTGTTGAACCACGAACGCAGAGCCGTGCGACCATTGGGATCACGCCTGTGCCATGTCCTTGCGCGGTATGTATCTCCCTTATCCCAGATACAGAACGATACGAAAACCAGCGGCGTGCGCTTCTTGATTTCCGTGAGAAGTTCCGCTATCTGTTCCATATCGTTATGCTAGAAATAGAGCACACCGTTCGGCTTGAGCTTCTTCGAGCACAGCGTGAGCCATTCAACACACCAGTCGACGTAGCCGTCTATCTTGTCCCACGCATTCACAACAGCTTTTCCGCTCACGTTTGTTGTAACGCCGATATTGTAAGGCGGGTCGGTAAGCACTAAGTCCACCGACCCGTCCGGTATCTGCTTCATAAGTTCAAGGCAGTCGCCCTGCATTAAATTCATGCGTTCACTTCCTTTTCAGGCATAAAAACAGCGCCCCGTCGGAGCGCTTGTATTGAGTTAATTGCGCGAATTAACGTCCGCGTTCGCTGATAAACTCATCGAATCCGTCGGAAACAGGCTTGGCTTCCTCCTTGGGGAGCATATCGTTGAGCTGCTTGATAGTTTTCAGATAGCTATCATAGAAGCTTTTGTATGTTTCCGCGTTCGGCCGCTTCCGATCGTAGGGCTCCTGGTTTCCCTGCTGGAATGGCTCTGTATATCCATTCTCGTTGAGGTCGTCCTCCAGTTCCTCCAGCGATACCCGCAGAAACGCCGCTCGCTGTATCGTTCCGATAACGAGGCTCATGCGGTCGCCGTCCATCTTTGCGTAAATCTTCT